GCCATCTGTGTGCCAGCAATAATAGCATTGATGAGGTCAACGCTGTGACCCATTGCTGTGTAGTGCTGTGCGATTTGTTCTGCTGTTAGTTCGTCCATTTTAATCTCCTATTAGTTGGACTCAAGTGCGGCTACTTTAGCCTCAAGTGTTTCAATTCTGTCCATTGCTTCTTGCAACGCCTTGACTGCTTTCATGTACAAAACAGAATAGTTTACCTGTTTTGTCGCAGTGCCTAAATCATTACCATCTGCGTCATAGTCAGGACTTTCAAACACAAGACCGGACATCCCTGACGCTTCTAACTCTTGTGCAATTACACCTATTTTATTCGGTACATCAATACTGTCTGTTTTCAGACTGTATTTGCGAACTTGAATAGCCTTTATGTCTTCCCATTGAGACCCACTGTCTTCAATATTTTCCTTTAGTTTAAGGTCAGAAAGTGCGCCGTAGCTATTGTTTGAGTTTACGATGTTTCCGTTAGCATAAATGTAGACACGATTTGTGGTGCTATCTACTCCGCGAAAGAAGTAAGAACTGGTATTATTTGGGCTTGAGTTAGGAAAATACGCATAACAAACACCACCGTTTCCTGATGTGATTAAGCTGTTCATACCAAAAGCAGCAGAACTTGTTTGTCCTGATGCTCTCCAATACGAATTAGGCCCACTGTAATACATATGAGGAGTACCATCCCCATCCGACAGCACGATGTTGTTGCTGGATGTGCGGATGTCTAGGCCGCCTTGGTTGCCGGTAAATTGACCTAATATAGTGTTCTTTTCGCCTGTGGTTATTAAACCGCCACTATAACGACCAACAAACGTATTACTTTGTGACGTTGTATTTTCCCCAGAACGTTCGCCAATAAAAGTATTTTCACTAGAAACTGTACTGCTATACCCTGCCTTATAGCCAATAGCAGTGTTTTCTACGCCAGTAGTATTACTATACCCCGCCTGATAACCCACGGCAGTGTTGTTGTTGGCGGTGGTGTTGTTTTCTAGTGCGCTTTGGCCTATGGCAACATTGTATCTGCCCGTTGTATTATCATACAGAGCAAATTTTCCAAATGCCTGATTGTTTGCACCAGTGGTATTGAAATACAGTGACTGATGACCGAAAGCGTTGTTGCTATCGCCAGTGGTATTACTGTATCCAGCCTGATACCCCACTGCCGTGTTGTCAGATGCGGTGGTGTTAAGACGAAGGGCGTACTGACCAATTGCGGTGTTAGAAATACCAGTCGTGTTAGTTTCTAATGCGCCGTCACCCAACACTGCTTGGTATGCGCCTGTAGTATTGCTGTACCCAGCACCACGACCAACAAAAGTGTTTTGGGTTCCAGTAGTATTACCATACCCCGCCTGATAGCCAACAGCAGTGTTGTTATTCGCGGTGGTGTTGGCTGTTAATGCACTATGACCAATAGCAGTATTAAGCGCACCAGTAGTATTTGACTTTAACGAATTGTAACCTAAAGCAGAATTATTATAACCAGTTGTGTTTAGCTGACCAGATGTAAAACCAATGTGAACGTTCTGTTCGCCAGTTGTATTACTATACCCAGCCTGATAACCCACTGCTGTGTTGCCAGATGCGGTGGTGTTGGCGCGAAGCGCTTGTTGCCCAAGTGCCGTGTTATATGACCCAGTGGTATTTAAATATAGTGCAGAATACCCAACACTTGCGTTTGCCGTCCCGCTTGAGTTTGTGCTTAAAGCATATCCACCAACCGCTGTGTTGTTACCAGCGGTATTTGCGTACAGTGACTGATAACCAACAGCCGTGTTGTTGCTTGCGGTGGTGTTGGCACCAAGAGCATCCACACCCACTGCAACGTTGGTTCCGCCCGTGGTGTTTGCATCCAACGCCTGATACCCAACCGCAGTGTTGTTGCTGGCGGTGGTGTTTGCGGAAAGCGCATCCATACCAACTGCCGTGTTGCTTGCACCAGAAGTATTGAAAGCAAAAGCACCAGCACCAACACCAGTGTTACTAGCACCTGTAGAACTCTGCAAAACACCAGCACCAACTGCCGTGTTGTTACTTGATGTTACATTGGCTTTTAGCGTATGCTTACCGACTGCTGTGTTGTTTGAACCTGATGTATTTGCAGTCAGCGCATCGTTACCGATGGCAGTGTTGTGATTTCCAGACAAGCTGCCATCATCTAATGCTTGATTACCCAACGCCACGTTGTTTGTGCCAACAGGATAATTACCGTCCAGCTTGATTGTGCCGGAGTCAACAGAGACGTTGCCAGCTACAGTGAGGCCGTCAACCGTAAGGGTTCCTGTGATATCCTTATCTGCACTATCTGCTAAGTCTCTTGCTCTACTCATTACTCTGCGCCTTCCTCTTCAGCCGGAGCCATCTCAGCAGCCTGTGCCGCCAGATGCGCCGCATAGGCATCCTTAACAGCCTGTGTATGTACCGCTGCACAGATAGCTTGCACCTCTGTGCTTTCGCCTGTGATGTCAGCGTCAGGTGCTACAACGTGCCGTGAAAAGCTACGGCTAATTTCAACGCCATCACGCTTGATGACCGTTGCGGTGCGTACTTGAACGTGCTTGTAGTCGCCTACGATTTCGATTTTGTCTTGTACTGTTTCTTCTGTTAGTGCCATTTTTATCTCCTATGGATGGACTGTCCGACCCTCACCTCCGGTGGGGTTATGTATCGTATGTTAAGAAAAATAAAATTTCGTCATCTGTTCCTGTAGTCGCACCATAGGCATAAATAGATGTTGTTATAGATGTGACAGCTAGGGTTTCTTTAAGATTTTGGTTCGACAAAGAGCCGCCAACCCTGCCAGATATTGTGAATGGAAGTCCTGCAATAATAAAATCTGTTGATGTAATATCTGCGTTTATCCAAAAACCAACACTCACGCTTCTGCCAACCTTTGTGTAGGTTGCGTTTCTTATACCATTAATTGTGATGCCACTTGTTGCACTAGGCGTCCAATTGCCTTCCTCATAATCATCCAGATGATTAGCCGAACCAGTGCCGCCCAAGTATACACCGCCGGATAGGTAGAGGTCTTTGAAGCGACTTGAAGCATTACCAAGCCCTATATTTTCTGTTCTTGTAGAATTGGTAGATGGATTCCACGGCTGGATGAAGTCGTTGCCAGAATTAAACATAAGACCAGTATCGCCAGTCCCGATGTATGTGTATGACGAGGCGTTACCAACACCAATACTACCCACAGCGGAGCCGCTACTATTACGAAGTCGAAGAAATTCACCGTCGCCATTGTTACGCATGACGGAAAGAACAGAATTAGCAGCGTCATTCCCAGTAAATGTAGCCGTATAACCAGACGCTCCATTCCTAATCTCAACTCCAACGGAACTAGAAGTGGAACTCAACTTACCCACCAGCAAGTTGCCGCTGCTGTCGATGCGCATGGCTTCTGCTGCATTAGTAGAAAACTGCATACTATTATCAGAATGAGCGTATTTAATACTGCCTACGTCAGTGTCGTCACTGTCACCAAACACAATAAACTGATTTGAACTACCTGCCGCAGCAGTAATAAATGACATTCCAAGTGATTGGTTTCCAGAAATTACTAGGTCGTCAGCGGTTGAAAGAGGCGTAGCCGAGTTGTATGTGCCAGATGCAATAGATAATTTACCAGTCGGTGCCGCAGTCCCAATCCCAACATTACCGCTGCTGTCGATGCGCATTGTTTCGTTAGTGCCACCAACATTCGTAAAAATCAAAGGTGCGGGAGATGACCCCGTAGTTGCAGTGCCTGACTGAATATAGTTTTCGCCTCCAGTAGAAACAAAACGAATAGCAGAAGTGCTGCTGGAAATATATTGTTCACCAGCAGAAGAGTTAAAAACGTGTAATTGACCCGCTGGCGAAGTCGTCCCAATGCCCACCCGACCGCTGCTATCAATCACAACACCATCACTAGTGCCGTACTGAAACTTCAGTGACCCTGTACCTGCATCACGGATTATTGAGTTAGAACCGTCATGGAATATTTGAAGGTCATTGCCTGTGCCAAAGTTAGCCTTGACATTATCTTTAAAGTTCAGGTCAGCAGCCATATTACCGCCAAACACACTGAACGTGTCATACACAATAACTTCAACCACATCACTTGCAACAAGGGCAGTGAGTCCACCTATTGTGTTCGTGGTTGTTGTGTTATAGTCTGTGCCAGCTACAAGTGCTACACCGTTGAGGCTCACATCTACGTAATTGCCATCTGTAAATGTCAATACATTGCTGTTATCATCTGCCCCGGACAGTGATGTTTCACCGCCAGTTGCAGTATAATAGTAACGACTGCGTACAGCCTGTGATGGTGTTTTACCTAGATATGCCATTATGCAGTCTCCAGTGCCGTGATACGGGCTTCTAATTCTTGTATGGTCTTCACCAGCAACGGCACTAACTTACTCTGGTCAATGCCTTGGTAATCCGGCACTGAACGTGTACCAATAACCGCCGCAGTTGTCTCACGCCATTGCTGGCCTTCTGCTAGTTCTTCTGGGCGTTCAACGTCAGTGCTGTGGATAACTTCAGCAACCGCTGGTGTTACCTCAACGCCATCCTCATCTAATACAGCCTCAATAGCTGGTGTGTAGATGTCACCTGTGGCTGCGCTGACTTCATATTCCTCGTCACGCATAGCGTCTTTAGTGCCGGTGACAGCCTCTGGAACAACGTCCTGCACCTCGTGTGCAAGGAAGCCATCGACAGGGACAGCATCATCCCCATCAGAAATCCACTCAAACCTAGCAGGACGTAACTGCTTGAGGCGTGTGGTTGCATCCCAGTCATAGGTTACTGCGGTCTTTAGGCGGTAGTCTGAGGATGTGTTGTAGGCTGTGCTAGTTGGTGTAACCTGTATATTACCAACGCCAGTTCCTGAACTATTTAAGAAAAACCCTGCATAATAATTATGATTTGCTGAGGGTCTGGTTGCAATTCCAACCTCAGCTGAGCCAATGCCAGTAGCACCAATGGCAGAACCGTTTGATTTTTGTACAGTTAAAATAGGGGTTATTCCTGAACCCGCAAAAGTGCTAGTCGTACCCACCAGCAAGTTACCGCTGCTGTCGATGAAAAGCCTGTCAGAAACGCCATTTGTTCTGAACGACATTGAGTTTTCACTGTGGTTGTACTCAATCATTCCTTGAGTGTTGCTATCTGCTGCATTTCTAAAGCGGATAGCTGCGACTTCAGTGTCAGCGGATGGTTGTAAAAAAATGCTTGGAGTAGTTCCATCCAAATGCAACAAAGCACTAGGCGAAGTCGTCCCAATGCCCACGTTGCCGCTGCTGTCGATGCGCATCCGTTCTGTGTTTGCCCCTGCACCAAACAATAAATTAGCAGTTGCTCTTATTGCATAGTCAGTGACAGCCCCTGTTGTTACAGCAGCACCTCCACCAAGACCCGTGTACGCAACGTCTGTTCCCGCAGCGTTTTTGTGTGTTATGTAGTTATAGACATCAGTCGTTGCTTTTATTCTTAAAGGCTCAGTGGTGGCTGGAGCTAATATATCTAATGTCCCACTAGGCGAACTCGTCCCCAGCCCTAATCGCTGTGTTGAGGCATCCCAGAAGAAACCTTGCGTCACGCCTGTGCTGTCGTAGAAGCTGATGTCGCCGCCATCATCAAACTTTGCCACTTTTTTAGGTGTTGTGCCTGTAGCAATGTAAACATCAGCACCAGAAGTTGGACGGCTTTGCAAAACAAGTGAGCCGTTTACACCATCAAAAGTGCTATTTGTAGCATAGACTTTTGCAGTGCTACCTGTGGAAACCAATGCGCTTTCTGATGCAAAAAACTCTGACTTGTTGTTGTTCAGAACACCATCAGCCGTCACCGTGCCAGTGACATCCACGCCTGTGCTGGTGGTGCGCAACTTTTCTGCTCCGTCATATTGCAGTTCAGCACGACCACCACTAACAAAAGATGCTAAACGATTGCCATTTGCGCCATCAATAACAACGTTTGCACCTTCTATGATTAAATTACCTGTTCCAACATCCTGAATATAGCTATTGCTACCATCGTGATAAATCTGCAGGTCATCGCCATCACCTAAACGAATCTTATCGTTGTCGCCCAAGTCAACAGTCTGTACACTTGCGCTATCAATAGTCGTGGTTGTACCTTTAACGGTTAGATTACCGTTAAACTCAGCATCACCTGTTACGGTCAGTTCATCTGCCGTATTAAACCGTGTTGGTCCTGAACCAATATAGCCCATAGATTATTCCTTACGTGATTTCAAGAATTGACATAGCAACGTCAGCAGATGATGCAGTATTACTAGTGACCTTAATAGTATCACCGGGTTCCATAACAATCTTCTGTTCACCGCCTACAACCACTAAAGATGAACCTACAGGAATAGGGGCATCCTTAATAATATAGACACTATCCTCTGCACCACTTGTACGTGTACTTGCATCTAGCTGTACATCAATTTCAATCTGACTTGTTACAATGTTAGCACAAGTAAGACCAATAATTGTTGTTTGGGTAGATGAAGGACAGGTATATATAGTGGCAGGTGATGTGCCTATAGCTGTATCTGTTTCTGATTTAAATGAGTTAGCCATTATTTACTCCAAATGTACACTACTTATACCATACTTGGTAAATTTGGTCAGGTGTTTTGTTACCCTAATGCAATAGCCAGTGCAACTGCTGCATTGTCTGCAGCTACATTAGCAAATGCTGTAGTCGCTACTGTTGTATTGTTTGTTCCTGCTGCTTGTGTTGTAGCTGTCGTAGCAGTATTAATCGTACCATTTAAGTCACCACTAAATGTTGTAGCAGTGGCAGTGCCTGATACGGTAATGTCGTTAGGAAGTCCAATTGTTACAATATTGCCAGTAGCACTTGTTTCAATTTCGTTTGCAGTACCAGCAACAGTAAGTGTTTCACTATCTAAATCAATAGCAATAGTGCCGCTATCTGTCGTAATATCTAAGTCTTGAGCAGTAACTTGACTATCTACATACGCTTTAATAGATTGCTGAGTTGCAAGATGAGTGGCACTATTAGATACCATATCATCTTCATCTTTAATAGAAGTTCCACTTATTGAACCGTTCAGCACAGCACTTGTCAATGTTTTATTTGTAAGTGTCTGTGTACCTGTCAAGGTTGCTACAGTGCTATCAATAGCCACAGTAAGTGTATTACCTGAACCTGAAGTATCAATACCAGTACCGCCAGCGATTGTAAGTGTCTCGCTGTCAAGGTCAATGCTTAATGCACCGCCACTGTCACCCTGAAAATCAAGGTCTTGTGCAGTTACTTGTGCATCAACATACGCTTTAATAGACTGCTGGGTAGCCAGATGAGATGCACTATTAGAAAGCATGTCATCTTCATCTTTAATAGACGTGCCGCTAACTGCGCCATCCAAAGTAGCAGTAGTAATTGTAGGAGATGTGAGAGTTTTATTAGTCAGCGTATCTGTGGTAGCACGGCCTACAAGCGTATCTGTGCTTGTTGGCAAGGTCAGTGTGCCTGTATTGCTAATAGTGCTGATAATAGGTGTGGTGAGAGTTTTATTGGTAAGGGTCTGTGTGCCAGTAAGAGTAGCTACAGTGCTGTCAATAGCAAAGGTAACAGCATTACCTGAACCAGATGTGTCAATGCCTGTGCCACCTGTAAAGGTAAGTGTTTCACTATCAAGGTCAATATTAAGTGCGCCACCTGTATCTGCTTGGAAATCCAAGTCCTGTGCAGTTACCTGTGCATCCACATATGCCTTAATAGATTGTTGAGTAGCCAGTGCAGTGTCACTGTCAGAGGACATAGTGTCTTCATCAAGGATGTCTGTGACAGTCGTAGTTGGCATTGCAATGCTATCTATATATGCAACACCATCAATATATAAATCCTTCCACTCCGCACTTGAACTACCAATATCACGAGTATCATCAGCGTCTGGAATTAAATCTGCACCAAGTGTACCTGATACAATTACATTGCCGGATAGCGTCATAGTACCAGCAATGTTAGCATCACCAGCTAAATACAAGTCTTTAAATTTAGCACCAGATGTACCTAAGTCAATGTCATTATTAGTAACGGGAACAATAACACCGTCTTGAAAACGAAGTTGTTCAACTGAAGAACCAAGACCACCGGCATCAATAAATAGTCCAACACGGTTATTAGTATCATCAACTACAACTTTGTTAATAGGCGCAGCTACACCGGGGTCTCCAATCAAACCAATGACTGGACCTTCAGCGGCAGTGCCATCATGTGCGTGGCCTGTTGTGTTTGAAAAAACGTTTACAAGTTGGTTATATTCATCGTTAAAGTCCGATGCCTGGATAATATCACCGTCAGCAAACGTAGATTGTCTAGTATAGCCCGCCATATATTATCTCCTAGCTGCAGCTTCAAATTCAAGCTGGAATCCCTTTAGGGAATAAGGGGCTGACGCACCCCTGTCATTAACCCGCAATGCTATTGCAAATCCTGAACCTTCGATTGGCTGTCTTACCAATGGGTTTGACTGACCACCGTATGTAGCAACCCCAAATACGGATGAACCGTAGATAGCAACAGCAGTAGTTGTGTCAAATGGGTATGCTGCTGGCCGTGGCACGTTAGGTGATTCGTAGTCATACCTAACTAGCAAGTCTGCATTTACTATTGACTCAGGTGCGTAGTTTAAGATAACACGCTGAAATGTTTTACGTATACCTGCATCACCCATAGTCAAGTCAGGTGAACGATATTTACCAGTTACTGTGTTACCATCAAAATCAATACCTTGTTCTTGGCGATATACATAACCATCAAACCCACCATGAAAAATAAAACTTTCGCCTTGGGTGGTACTGTAATCTGTACAGCTAGGTGCTATACCTTTTAAATCGCCAAACTCGTAGGTATCTCCCTTACGAACACATATGATACCTCTTGTAAGATTTCTTGCTTTAGAAGAATCGGAAAAGAATAAACGATATTGTGTTTTATCCGGTATGACAAGACTATCAAATTCATCTACGTCTGTTAATCCGGTAAAGCGTTCTTGAATTTGGCGGCTGATTGTACCCAACTCAACGTCACCAATACGGTCTGTACCAGCAACAGTGCGCAGTCCATCTGGACCAAGGTAAACCAAGTCACCTGCAAATTCTTGAATAGTAAATCCGTTTAAACATCCAATCTCACGAGATACAGGTTGTAACGCAAAGTCTCCGGCAGAGTTACCGGATAGTCTAAAAATACGTTCTTCACAAAATATATATAGCTGTTCACGGAAAGGAACAATTGCTGTTATGGGACTGTCTACTGCAATAGAACCTGCGCCATTAGCAACCGCAAAATCATTATCCGTATACGGTGCTGTAAAAATTACTTCTTCTGGATTATTAGACATACCAGCAAAGAATAAAGTATTTTTAAAGCCAGTTACAAACTTAGGGTCTGCAGGTGCGCCAGTAGCATTTAAGTCGGTTACTGTAGTGCCATCATATTTAGAGGCATTGTTAGAACCGTCTGCCCAAACAATATAACTTGTACCTGCTAGGTTGTATCTAAAAAAAGTATACTTTAGTGCGTTAGTTCTACCAGTATCTATCTCTGTCCAAAAAGCAGATACAGGAGTGTTATCAACATAACCTGCGGCAACTGTGCCGTTTGCTCCACGAGTACAACCAGTAAATGTTGTGGCTGTCTTACCTGTGTAGGTAATTTGCTCTGTGCCTATAAGTAAAGTACCTGTTGTTGGAAAACCTACAGTAGAGTCTACAGTTAAAGTCGTATCACCTACAAGAACAGCACCATTTAAAAGTGTAGTAGCATTTGTTGATTTAAATACTTTTTCACCACGAGCAGCTAATAAATTATCGCCAAAGTAAGCCGACATTAAAACAGGCTCAGTAGTACTAGCAGTATATGGCACCTCACCGCTAATCCATTTAGCGTATCCAGAAATACGTCTATAGCCACCTTGTACGTCAGGCTCAAAGTTTTCTAGTTCAAGCGCCATGCCCGGTTGCATAACAAAAGTAGACTGGTCAAGAACCAAACCACCCTGACAGGCAAATACAAAAGGACTAAGGCCGGATTCGTCTGCCATTTTTTATACCTATATTACATTACCTGCGCCGTACAGCTTTGGCCTCTCAATAAATGTAGAACGCATATAATCAAATCTATTCAATAAGATAGATTGCATATGCTTAATGCCTTCTTCAAATCGTACAAAATTCAACTGGTACTGTTGAGATTCTCCGCGGTACTGATAAGCGAATGCGGTTGCGCCATCAATAATTATTTGTCTAAATTGGTCTGGGATTGTAGGGGTATCTGTGTACAAACTAAGAAGCGTGGGTATTTCAAAGTATTCAAATTTTAATTCGTATGCTTTGTTAGGATACGGGTACAATCCAAAGTTATTATCTGGAGTTCTAAAAACAAATTCTGGTAATCCGCCAATTACCGTTGTATCGTCTTCTTGGTCAATAAATTTATCAACATATTCGTTATATTCTAACGTTTTTAATGCTACGCCTGGACTAGCTAACGCAGAATCTTTTGATATTCTAAATGTTTGGTAATCAATATGCTTAGCTGTAACAGGAATTGTGTAACGAGTTGTACCAGCTACAAGTGTTTGTGTATTGCTAGCATGATTAAATGGCCAGCCAAATTCTCTTTGATTTATATAATTTACTGCATCATTAACTGCGTTTTTACATTGAATTTGAAAACCGCGAGCGTTAGCAAACGAAGAAGCTGTAAGTTCAACCTCATTCATTCGATTAAGAACACCATTAGTTAAATCAAGATATGTGGCCATGCTGGAACTTACATACAGTTATAGGGAGTAAGAGTTTCCCCTTACCCCCTTATTTTATTTACGCGTTGTCGCGTGCTACTTCAGTTGCCAGTTCCTGAGCACCATTGGTGTCAGCTACACAAGCAATCACACGGAGACGACCTTCAGTGACGTCCGCCGAAGCGGCAATCAGTTTCACGTCAATCGTATCAGTGGTAGTTACGTGCTGAACAAAAGCAAGTGTACCAGAAGTGGTCATTGCTGTACCGTTTGTACCCTGAGCCAGAAAACCTGTGCTAGTTACGTCACCACCATCAATGATGTCATCACCTGCGCCGAAGTCAATGTCGACGGTTGGCGAAGTACCATTGAAGGCCTTCAGGACTTCTGCACCAGCGAACAGAACCATAGTATTGGCAGGGATTTCCAGAAGCTCGAAGATATCACCATTCGTACACGAATAGCCAGTAATTTTCTCAATGTCGAGAATAGCTTCTACCATGCGCACGTTCATGCCGTGACGGCTTGCTGGAAGAGCAGCAATGGAGTTAGCATTTACACCAGCGGTAGCTGATGAGGTCATGTCAAAAATAGCCATTGTTTACCCCCCCTTAAGCAGCGTTGTACTTAGCCGTTACAATGCCTTCAGGACGAAGGATTTTGCGGCCGTACAGGTGCATACCGCGAACGATGTCCGCAAACGAATCTGGGTCACGATATGACTCAGTTTTCGTAATTTGTGAAGCCGAAGCTACAGCTGAAGAGTGGCCAGCAACAATGACACCGTAGTCGGTGTTCTGGTTAGCAGTACCAGTTGTGTCTGGGCCTCCACCTACGACTGGCAGGTTGTTTGACACGTAAACGTCAAAGCCGTGAATACGACCGATAGCAAGCCCAGCCTGAAGGCCAGAACCGCCAAAGTCGCCATTCAGAAGACGTGAGTCTTCATCTTTCAGCAATTCAACGAAAACAGGGTCAACGACCAACCAACGACCATCTGAGTCAACAAACTGCTGGTCCAGCTTACGTCCCATACGTGCGATTACCATCAATGGTGAGGCAGTCAGAGTTGGGAGCGCAGTTGCACCAGGCAGACGTGCTGCTAGAGGAATTGAGTGGTCGGCAGCACCAGCAGTGGTGATGTTACCAAAGCTGTCTTTACGAAGCTTCATGCTTGTCAGCAATTCGTCAGAACCAGCCGTTGCAACAGCCTTAGAACCGGAAACAGTTGTGTTTACGGCACCGGCAGCAGTGCTGAGGGCAGTCTGAGCATAACCTGACAGATAACCGAGAACTTCTTGGTCATGCTGGTCGCGAAGGCGGTAGCCTGCACGGTCAGATGCCAATGATTCAAAGTTAACGTGGCTGTGCGCGTCTTCAATGTCATCTACTTTAAATGCAAAGTAGTTGGCCTTGTCTACAACAAGGCTAAAATCTTCGTCGTCGAGGTCTTGTGGGGTAATTTGAGTCCCACGAGCGTATTCCTTAACGGTGATTTCTGGCTCTTTAATGATACGAACAGTATCGCCAAAGTTTGCGATTTCACCGAAATAATCGGAATTCGTGATTTGCTCTGCGACAGAAGATTTACGGAAAGCTTGCTGGACTTTTTGCGAGTAAATTACCGGGCTAAAGTTGCCATTTGGTAGATTACCGTATCCAGCGGCAGTTTTAAAAGCCATCGTATTTCTCCTAAATGAGGGCTAAAAACACCGATTTTCTGAACACTCTAAAGGCCAGTCTACTTAGGTAACTGCGTCAAGCAGGGCTAAGCGTCTCATGGGTAGTTTATAAGGAGAGAAAATCGTATACCCTGCTACACTCAGGGTTACAATCTAAAACAAAAATATGCCAAATATGCTATGTAGGGCATGTGTGCGGGTTGCCAAAAGGGGCCGCTATTTATATTCTTATATATTTTGTACCATATTTTTGGCGGTTTGTAAAGTAAAATTTACCGTGCGCCACCAGAAACATCGTAAATAAAGTTACCGGTACGAATAGCATCCATAATAGCTTCTTCATACTTAGAATACTCTTGTGGACGCATTTTAGCTACGTCAGACTCTCGCCATTGATTTGACTGCGATTCTTTAGTGCTAGCTACCGTGCTAGAACTACGGGAAGAAATAGCTTTAGCCGCTTCTTTATCAGGTCTAGTTGACTTGCTTTTCTTTTCGGCAATATTGCTATCAATTTTGTACAAATCAATTGCGCGTGCGGCGGCGCGTGCATCTGATTCATTCTCATATAGCGCATTTTGTACCCATGTAGGCTGTTCTTGTACCCATGAATGGAAATCTTCGCTATTTCTGATATCATCAAAATCAGGATGTAGCTGAAGGAGTTCAGCTTCAGCGCGCTTTCTATTAGCGTCAGCTTCGCGCTCTGCAATAAGCTGTAAGCGTTTTTCAAGTGAAGAATCCAGTTCTTGTGCTTTTTTAGTAGCAATTGTTTCAACAATCTTTGCTACATCTGGGTATTTCTCTGACCAGTCGGCAATTTCTTCATCAGATTTAGGAAGTTTAATTGCCTCTTTGGTAGCAGTAGAAAGCTGTTCTTCTAATTTTCTAACTTGTTCTTTTAGTTGCTCTTCTTTTTGCTGAGCATGCCGGCGTAAATCGCCGTAACGTTTTTTAAATGTTTTTTCTTCAGGCTGAAGACTTGCAGTTTCTTCTTTATCTACGGTGTCATCTAGTTGTTCCTGTAGCAAACTTGCACGTTCTTCTTCTAGTCGCTGCAGTTCTGCATCTTCATTGGAACGGTCTTTTTTGTATTTAATCGGGGTAGTTTTAATTTCTTGTTTTACAGCTACTTCAGCCATAACATTCTCCTTGACGGGGCCACCAGTAGCCAAATGGGGTGATGGGTAGCCAGCTACAGTTATTTAAAACTGTGGGATAATGATACCATGTTTTAAACAAAAAGTCCAGTGATAAAAAACTGTATTGTTCTATAAACAAAAGTACCAAGGTTTTTAAAGTTACGCTTTTTGCCAGTAGCAAAATCTACATAATCTTTAAATTCTTCGTAGTGATTATGGGCACGGCCGTAAGCAATGGCTTTGTTGCCATGATACCGATATCCGCGGCGAATTGCCTCACCATACCATTTACGATGCAAGTTTTTAACGCACCAGCGAACTGCTTCACGTTTAACATCTGGAGAAAACCCTCCATTAGCAACAGCATGCGTAGCAATAACACATCCACCGCCGGTGCTACCGCCACCAGAATTGTCTTTCTGTGGGTCGTTAGTAACAATACTTCCGTCACCAGATGTAACTGCATTACCGTCTTTATCGGTAACTGCAGACGCGGTAGAACTTCCTGTTTGGTCTTGTGCAGCGGAATCAGCTGCAGCTTTGTTATCCGCGTAACTTCCGCCAGATGAAACAGAAGGCCCACGCGAGTATCCGCCAACATTTGCATCTTCTTTAGCAAAGTCAGAACCAAAACCTTGTCCTGATATTGTTTCAACATCGCCCATTTCGTCATCAATAGCGCCGGCGCTTCTGTCTAGGCCTGCTTCGTATGCCGCTCTTTCTCCGCGAGTTTCAAATCCGCGGGTTCCAGCACCAGAAATAGATGTAAAACCAGCATCTTGCATCTGATTATCGACAGTACCTCTTGCTTGCGTTCTTTCTATAGCAGTTTGTCTTTGGGCTTGGAGATTTGCAATATTTGCATCAACGCCTTGTCGTATTAAATCATTACGGATGTCATTATACCGATTGATGCCTGCCTGCATTTGCTTTACATCACTTGGGGAAAAAGTAATATCTTCTGGTGTTTGTGGTCTTGTCCCTACGCCAAAGGATGGGGCGCCTAAACCTAAGGTAGGTTCAGTGTACGGTCCAGTGTACCTATCAACTGCTACAGGGGCAGCAGGGGTGCCACTGAATTGGCCAGCGCCAGCAATAGTTTCTGCGGCAGTCGTACCAGTTGGGCCGGTGCTATAGCGCGTATCAAGAACAAGATTACCTTGTGCATCAGAAGTATACACAGGAGATTTTTGACCGCTGTAGTTTTTGTCCATAGCAATCATTTCAGCTAGGGATTGACCTGTGTAACCAATACCCATATCATCTGCGATAGCTTTTGCCGCAGCTTGTTGTTCTGCTTTGGTAGAGCCCGGTGCTCTGCCTAAACCAAAAGCAGCTCCCATTTCTTGAACACCGGTTTTAAATGGTGCTATTTCACGTGCACGTGTTAGGTTATAATCGACCGCTTGCTGACCAGACATAATATCGTTAATTAACGAAAGATTAGCAGGGTCAGTTCTATTTTCTTTCATTTTATTATAAGTTTCTTTAGACATAAGCGCAGATTGCCCTGTTCTAGGGTCAGTCAGACGCACCTGGTCTAAATTTCCTAAACTTAATAATGCACCAGCAATGCCTGGAACTTTAGAAGGGGTGCTTGACTCATAGGATACTTCATACTTTGTGCCTCCACGAATTAAGCCATTTTCTGAGGTACCACCAAAAACAGTTGTAGCATAGCTGGTTGGTTCACGCCCATCATTTCCACCATCATCTTGTTGTCGTGAACTAGGCTGCTGCGCAGTATCGTCAGTGCCATCACCAGTGTCTCCGGTGCCGTCTTCAGCGCCCGTGCCTGTGGTTTGACGTGTCAAATATTCGCCAACATTAGGAGCGTATACGCCTGTAATATCCGTAGGAACATTAGGAGTCGGCTGCCCGAGGCTAAGCGGAGTTAACGATGTTGTGCTTGTTGTGCCTGTAGTACCCAACGCTGGAGTTTGTAGTGTTTTGGTTCCTGGAGTTTGTATGTACTGTGACGATGCTGCAACTGGCGCTGCTAAAGCAGTCGTTTTGTATTGGGGCGACATCATTGT